CATGGCAATAACCCCAAATAGTTGGAAAACCACGTTCACGACACTAGAGCCTGTTATAGATGCATTTATCCTAAATAATAGCATTTATGGCACTTTAGACTATAATGTCCTAAGTTACTAAGGAGTAGAGATGGCAGCAGGTTTAGGGTTCAAAGATTTTGTTACAGGCGAGGTATTAACCGCAGCCGATGTAGATGGCTATTTAATGCAAGGTATTTGGGTGTTTGCAAATTCGACAGCTAGAGATGCAGCCGTTACATCACCACAAGAGGGTAACTTTGCTTTCTTGAAAGATACAAATACTACAACTTATTACACTGGATCAGCCTGGACTAATTTAGATACAACAGGCATGGTAAATCCAATGACTACTACTGGAGATACTATTTATTCTTCAAGCGGTTCAACACCAGCACGTCTTGGAATTGGTACAGCTGGACAGGTTTTGCGAGTAAATTCTGGAGCAACAGCGCCCGAATGGGCTACACCTGCTGGTGCCTCAATAACCAGCGCAACTGCTTTAGTAAGTGCTTATCAAGGTACAACATCTTCGACTTATACTGATTTAACAACACCTGGCCCAGCGGTTACTTTAACAACTGGAACAAAAGCTCTAGTTTTAATGAGTGCTTATATCGAAGGTAGTGATGTATCTACACAAAGTTGGATGGGGTGCACAATAAGTGGTGCGACTACTAATGCTGCAGGGGATGACAAATCGGGTGGATTTTCTCAGGCCGTTGCTGGTGAATGGATCAAATTTACAGTTGCAAAAACTTACACAACATTAACTGCTGGATCAAATACCTTTACTATGAAATATCGCAGAGATGGATCTGGAACTGCAAGTTTTGCAGACAGAGAAATTACAGTTATAGATTTGGGGTCATAATATGGCAATTACAAATAAAGAAATTAATTTAGATCAATTAAGCAGAGAACTTGGTAATAAAGGTTTAGTTTGCGATTTTAATGATCCAAAGAAAAAATTAATTTTACCAGCCGAAGGGGTTGAACTAACTGAGTCGCAATTATCTGAAGCAATTGAAAATCATGTTGCAATTGATGATAGTGCAATTAGAGAAGCAGCAAGGCAAGAAATACTTGATCGTCTTGGTTTGACCGCTGATGAAGCAAAATTGCTGCTAGGCTAATGAAGCCTTGGCTTTGTGCAGCTGGTGTCCAGTTAAGAGATCAAATTGATACCTGGTATCCAGATCGCCGCTCTACCAGTGATGGGTGGATTGGTGATGCTCGTCATAGCGCCACCAAATCGGATCATAATCCAGACAAATCTGGGGTCGTCCGAGCCATTGATATTGATTCTCGCCTGGATTCATCCGAGCAGATCTCAATATATTTGGCTGACCAAATCAGAGTCTGTGCGAAAACCGATAAGCGTATATCTTACGTAATTCATAATGGCATGATTGCTAGCAGGATACTTAATTTCAAGTGGCGTAAGTACAAGGGTTTTAATAAACACACAAAGCACATCCATATTAGCTTTACTAAGGCAGGCGACAAAGACGGCAAAGAGTTTGATATACCACTACTAGGGGGAAAAATATGAAAATATCAAAGAAGCAGAAGGCCATACTAAAATCCTATGCACGTGGAGTATTAGTATCTTTCTTAACATTTTTAGCAAGTAATGAATTAGGTTTAGATCCAGCACTGTCTGTAGTAGTTGCAGCTTTGGCAGGACCAGCGGCTAGGGCTTTAGACAAATCCGATAATGCTTATGGCATCGGTGCTAATGAAAAATGAGTCCAGCAGAATGGGCTGGCTTTGGCGCTGGCGTTATGGCCGTGCTATCAGGCGGGCTAATCGGATTACGTTTCTTAGTTAAAGGTTGGTTAAACGAACTACGACCTAATGGTGGCTCTAGTATGAAAGATCAGCTAACAAGATTAGAACAGCGTGTCGATGATCTATTCACTATCATAAGTAAGCGATAATTACAATATGGCTACTAAGCGTAAACCTAAGAAGAAGATGGTGCGTAAGCGCCGTACTACTAAAGAGCCTGTATTAACTAAGTTAGATTATTGGGCTATTGCAGCTAATGAGGTTTACAAAGCCTGCCGTAAAAATGGCATGGATGAATCTACAGCTCTAGCCTTTGCTATGGATCGATCAAGTTATCCAGACTGGATAGTCGATACCACAGATCCTATAAAAGATCCCCTAGACGATTATGAGGAAGACGATTAAGAAAATTGCGTTCGTTTCAGATCTGCAAGTTCCTTTTTTTAATGAAGCAAGTGTAAAA